GTACAAGTCAAGTTCCACGAATTGTAAACAATCGTGTTTCAGAACCGGATGCTAAGAACCAGCACCCGCCCAAAGGAATAGCCCAGCCTGTAAGGGGACGGCCCACTATTGGACAAGAATCACGTCCATAGGTGGGTTATAAGGCAAGCTACTCAAGTCCAGTGGTCCCGCATAGACCCCATGCGTCGGACTCCACAAATCATCATTGTGACGCAAGACCTTGTTCACGCGGTCTTGTGGATTCACATCAGCTAGATATTCGCCTATGGGACGTTTGACGAATTTCTTTGTCCAACCAGAATCGGTGTACTCAAGTACTTCTTCCTCAGAACGTAAAGGAAGATTACCGAAAGCCTCGACGGTCAAAAGACCATAGAGACGATCGAATCGTGCTTGAGCAGCCTCAAAGGCCTCTCGATTGTGAAACCGTGTCGGCTTCTGAATTGGTATCCGCTTCATGACGTACTGGTGCACAGACCAGAACGCAGAAGACGGTATCCGCTCAGGACGACGTTGTTCCCACTGATCGAGTATCCGGCGCGCCACTTGTAGATCCAAAAGTGACGGGCCGAAACCATCGATTGACCGGGGCTTCTCGCCTGGCTCGGTCTTCTCATAGAGAATTGGAAGGCCAAGACCACCCAGCCACTCCGGAATGAACCACGGAATGCGCTTAAAGGTGGTTAGCTGTTTATGATTGTGAAAGATGAACTTGCGCAGTAAAGACTGCTCAAGTCCCGGAGGAGACATATCAATCAGCTCGTGTGCACGAGAGCCGATCGATCCGTTCCGATCGTCAAAGAGACCCGCACCTCCCTCAGATCTAGAGAGGCCCTTCATCACACCCGAAAGGATGTGCTTAATGGGGATGAATGGACAAGGACGCCTGATAGGCATTCCTGTCTCTTTATCAATGCGTGTCCCTGGGACAGTCAGACCGGCTTCTGGTTCGACCCAGAAGAAGCGAGAGTTCATGTTCAAGAACTTCTCAGACCAATAGGTCTTTCCAACCGAGAACTTGAGTCCACAGAAAGCAGTGATGCGCTCGAGTGCTTCCTTGCCTCGAGCGTTGAGTCGAACAACTGCGTCATCCCCGTTCACTGCAAAAGGTGCGTCTCGAAGAGGAATGAGACGTCCCTGTGAAATCTCGCAAGCCCAACGAATGCAGGCTGCGTTGATAATACAGAGAACCGGAAATGACGTAATTGAACCCATCAGCTGGCCCCTACGCTGACGGTAAATCGATTCAACAGCATCTTGCTGCAGTGGGTCTAGAGAGTCCAACACATACGCCTGCGGAATACCCCTCGGAAACGCCGCCTTGATCGCTAATTTCTCAAGATCAGGGTTGCGAGGATGAGGCTCCACAGCCGAAGTGTGAATTTC